TGAATGAGCAATCGGGCTTTCTGCGTTAATGCGTAGCGAACTCGGTAGCTCATTTTTGTTTCCTCATAAAATAACTGTTGATCGGGGGTCATTTTACTAGGTGAGAGCCTATCAAAGTGCTTATACACCAAATCTTTATGCATGGCGGGGTAAATAAACCTCTCCTTTAGCTTAATACTGCTCCGACCCATCTGTTTAGCGACATAATCAGCGGTCCAGAACTCCAAATCCACGCAAAAAAGCATAATCATCATAAAAGTGTAGTTCAGATCGTGTTCTTTCTTCATGTATTTGAGTGCAAAGTCTAAGTTTTTAAGCTTACCGAACTCCTGATTGTATTCATAGGAGCGGAGTTTAGCGAATTCACGCATCTTCTTCTTCTTACTCCTCTTTGACTTCATTAAATTCCCTATTTTTGATAAAAATACTAATTAAGATGACCAACATAGACCTTTTTCTACAAGAGTTTACCGATAAAGCCAAGGAAATACAGGATTTATTGGATAAATACGGTCTTGAAGAAGAAATTACTATGGCTATTGGAGCTTCACACACCGATTGGGACTTAGAAGAGCCAAGAGTACAAATCGCATTCACTTCTAATGCTCCTAATTTGGATGATTTTGATGAGTTGTTAGCTTTTATACAGCAAGCAACGGAATCGGAGAACAGTCCAAAAGAAGGAACGATAGATTGGTGGATAGATAAGTTTGGCAACGACACACTAAATTAAAATGAATTTAATTCGTAAGATTGTGATCGGGCAAAACCCGAAAGATGCTATGGCGTACTATGTTGGTATGCGCGTAGGGGAAAATAAAATAGTAGTAATTGAATTTAATGAAAGAGGTTACCACAAAACTGGTGAGCGTGGTTACAACATCTACATAGAGCATCCAGAAGATGGAACTATGTTTTGGAAGGAAGTTGTAAATATGCCATGTATAGTGGAGTACGACCTCAATTTTTAGTATGAGAGCATTAGGTATGTTTGTTGTCCGACTTCCAAAGAAGTTTAAGGACACGATTTCTATTGCGGGGCAAGAACTTTACCTCGCTTCAAAGTTTGATGAATTTGGTAACCGCATTAACTATGCGGAAATAGTATCTACTCCTGCGCGTCACAATGTGGATGCGAAGCCTGGGGATATACTTTACTTCCACCATCACGTGTGTGTGGAGAAAAGTCTACACCTAGAGGATGATTTGTATCTCGTTCGTTACGACCCAAATGGTGGATATGGTTCTCATGCCTATGCCTATGAGACATCCGATGGGGAGATTCATATGTTATCGGATTGGGTCTTTGTGGAACAGCCTCAAAAGGTTACGGAAAAGATAGTTGAAGGAATTATTATTCTAGAAGAGGATAAGGATGCCGACCATGGATTCATTAGATACGCAAATCCCGAATTAAAATACTTAGGCGCTTCTGTAGGTGATAAGGTTTATTTCTCTAAACACTCAGATTACGCTATGGAGGTAAAGGGTGAAACCTTTTGGAGAATGAGAAACGATGACTTATTATACGTGCGTAATGGGTAAAAAGAAATTTACATCGCTAGACGCTGCACAACGTTTAATGGGGGCTATGGAGATAGCCATCAATAATATGATTGAAGAAGTAAAGAAACCGGTGGATGCTGAGTTGTCAGGATCTGGTCGGAAAGCAGAACTACAATCTATAAAGCAAACGGCTACAGATGCACGGGAGCTTCTACAAGAAAGGCAAAGGCTAGAAGACATGATACGCTCCCTAAAGGATAGCGGTGGAATGTCGGAAGAGAATGATTTCTCAGGTGGATTTGCTGAAAGGTTTAGTAAGTAATGGCAGGATTAGTTGATATAGAAGAATATGAAGACCCCGTAGTAAATGTTTGTTTAAACAATACGAGTGGCGAGGTTATTGATATTTCTGGTCTTTGCATTCAACTTCCCGAAGTCCCCGAAGAAAAAGAGATACTGTTTCACGACTTACCCAAGGAAGAGCAGTATTGGCGTAGGACTCCAATGCCTAAAGACCTACTTACCATTCGTTCTATGGATGAGTGGGCAGAAAGCCCTAGAGAGTTTAGGACTAGGTACACCCCATATGTTCAAAAAGAATTTACACGTAGACGTGAGGGGGTATGGTTTTATAATAATGGAAAGCCTACTTACTTAACAGGTCGCCATTACATGATGCTTCAATGGAGCAAGATTGATATAGGATACCCATCGTTTTTAGATTTTCAGCGTAAGCTATTTACTCACTTTTTAGCGTGTGAGTTAGACCCCCGATCACTAGGTCAAATATATACCAAGTGTAGACGTTCGGGATATACTAACATGAGCGCATGTATTGAGGTAGATGAGGGTACACAGGTAAAACAAAAGCTCTTAGGTATTATGTCTAAGACGGGTAAGGATGCACAAGAGAACATCTTCATGAAGAAGGTTGTACCCATCTTTAAAAGCTATCCATTCTTTTTTAAGCCTATACAAGACGGTACAACGAATCCACGTATGGAGCTTGCTTTTCGTGAGCCATCAAAACGTATTACCAAGAATAACAAGACTTCACATAAGGGCGAAGCATTAGACACGCTCATAAACTGGAAGAACACCACTACCAACGCATACGATGGAGAGAAACTTCATATGTTGTATCTTGACGAAGCAGGAAAGTGGGAGCGACCATTAGACATTCAAGATGTATGGCGAATACATAGAACGTGTTTAATCGTGGGTCGCAAGGTAATTGGAAAGGCGTTGGTCGGTTCAACAGTAAATCCTTTAGATCGGGGTGGCTCACAGTTTAAAAAGCTGTACTACAACTCAGACCCGTATGAAAGGAACTCCAACGGAAGAACAAAAAGCGGGCTATATAAAATTTTCATACCTGCATATGATGCGCTTGAGGGGTTCTTTGATAAACACGGAAACCCTGTTATTGACGACCCAAAAGAACCCGTGGAAGGATTGGACGGTGAAGTTATAGATATAGGTGCAAAGACCTATTTACAAAACGAACGCAAAGCGTTGATGGGTGACCCCTACGAACTTAATGAGGTTATTCGTCAGTTTCCATTCTCAGAAGACGAAGCCTTCCGCGACTCCACTAAATCCTCTCATTTTAATATCGGTAAGATATACGAGCAAATAGCGCACAATGAAGAAATCTATCCTTCACCTGTAATACGCGGTAATTTTATGTGGAGAGGTGGAGTCCAAGATAGTGAGGTTGTATGGTCGCCCGATAAGAACGGAAAATGGCGTGTTTCGTGGTTACCCCCTGAAGGAACAAGAAATAATAAAGTGTCAAAACACGGTAAGTACCACCCAGGAAATCCACTTATAGGCGTGGGGGGAGTGGATAGCTATGACCTTGATAAGACTGTAGACGGAAGGGGTTCTAAGGGTGCGTGTCATTTCTACAACAAGTTTAACATGCAACACCCCTCTAATATATTTGTAGCGGAGTATGCCGAGCGACCACCCCTTGCAAGAATCTTCTATGAGGATATATTAATGGCATCAGTATTCTATGGATACCCACTGCTAATAGAGAACAACAAGTACGGAATTGTACGTTATTTTGAGGCTCGCGGATATGATGAATATGTTATGAATCGCCCTGAACACCTTACTCCACCAGGATCAGCACAAAATTCAAAGACAAAAGGCATACCCTCAAACTCTAAAGATGTGATACAAGCTCACGCTCAAGCTATTGAAGCTTATGTACACGAACATGTAGGTTTAAATAATGAGACAGGTAACTACGGAAGAATGTATTTTAACCGAACTCTAGAGGATTGGATTGGCTTTAATATTGATGACCGTACAAAGTTTGATATGACGATATCATCAGGACTTGCTTTACTAGCGTCTCAGAAGGCTATTAAAGAAGTAAAGAAGAGTGACCTAAGCGATAAAGTATTTTTTAGGAGATTCAAGCCTAGAGAGTTCTAAATAATTAGCTACCAGGTATTTAGTATATTTGCATAAAAGTGGGTTTACCAATATACTGAATATGTCAAGTAAAAAGAACTACGGAAGCTTTCCAAACCCGTTAGCGTCATTTGTTGAAAAGTCAGCCAAGTCTTACGGACTCAAGTACGCTCGTGCTATCGTAAGTCAATGGGGTTCTTCAAATGAATCTAACTCTCTATATGGGCGTAGAATGAAAGAATTCAACACCAATAGAGATTATGCGAATGGAACTCAAGATACATCTAAATACAAACAGGTACTTAATTCACTAGACCCAAACAATGGGGATGGGACACTATTAAACATTGATTGGTCTCCAGTACCTATCATTCCTAAGTTTGTAAAGATTGTAGTCAATAAGATTCTATCACGTGAACCATATCCAAACCTAGAAGCAGTAGACCCACTATCCCTAACAGAAAAGGAACGCAAGAAAGCTGAGGTTCAAGCGGGAATTGAAAACCGTGAGTTCTTTAATAAAATGAAGGAAGCGGGATTAAACCCAGGCATTGAGGTAGATAAACTACCCGATAGCCCCGAAGAAGCTGAGATATTTCTTGACACCAACATCAAAGTTGCATCTGAAATCGCAGCGCAAATAGCTACAAACCTAACCCTACAGTGGAATGACTTCCCAGAGAAGACATATCGTAGAACTGTGGAAGATTTAGTTAGCGTGGGCATGGCTGTAGTGAAGCGTGATAATGACCCAAACTATGGCTTAACAACCAAGTATGTTGACCCAGAATACTTCGTTCATTCTCAAACCGAGGATGCTACGATGTCGGACTTAAAATATGCAGGGCATATACAAAGAATGACCATTGAGGAACTCAAGCGTATTTCACGTAATGAGTTTGAAGAGGATCAATACGAAGCAATGGCGCGTCAAGTAAAAACGAGATACTCTAACGACCCTACAAAATTAGGCAATAGCTACTACGACCAAAGCATGAGCAAAACTGTATTCGGATATGATGAATACATTATTGAGGTATTGGACTTTGAGTTTATGTCTACAGATTGCTTATACTTTGAGGAAAAAGAATCACGTTTCGGAAACGTTGGGTTCTACTACAAAGGACAAAACGAAGTACACCTTCCTTCGGGCAGTGTGTTTGAGCGGAAGGCACACAAAATGGAGCATGCCACAGTTTATGGCGGTAAACACATTATAGGAACGGAACACATATTTAGCTATGGCTTAAAGAAAAACCTTCCTCGTAACATGCACGACATATCAAGAACACGTATGTCTTATAGTGTTATCGCTACAAACTTACGTCAAATGATGCCGAAGAGTATGGTTTCTAGTATCAAGCAGTACGCTGATATGATGCAACTTGCCCACTTAAAACTCCAGCAATCTATTGCTAAGGCAAAACCAGATGGTCTTATTATTGACATTGAGGGGCTTGAGAATGTACAGCTAGGAAGAGGTGGGGAACTCCAACCTTTAGAGCTTCAAGATATCTACGAACAAACGGGTGTGTTTTATTACCGCTCAAAAAATCCAGAGGGTGGATTCCAGAACCCTCCTATTCGTGAGATTGGTAATGCTATACGTAACATTCAAGAACTCATTGGGCTTTACAATCAATACCTTAATATGATTCGTGATACAACGGGTTTAAATGAGGTAGTTGATGGATCAACTCCTAAAGGTGACTCCCTCGTGGGTGTTAGACAACAGGCTATATCAGCTTCTAATAACGCTATTTACGACATCACCTACGCATCACAAGTTCTCTACAAGAGGGTTTGCGAAGACATCGTTAAGTGCCTACAAGTACTTCCACCAGAATCTATTTTATATAGAGTTTATGAGAAGGCGGTAGGGGAAACCAACATGAGTATACTGTCTTCATTCAAGGACTTACCTATGTATAACTTTGGGGTTCGTGTTGTAACAAACATGAATGATGAGGATAGAATGTATCTAGAGCAAAATATTCAGCAGTCAATTGCCCAAGGGGAACTAGACCTTGAAGATGCAATGGCTATTCGTAGATTAAAAGATGTAGATCAAGCGGAGCGATTATTAGTTGTTAGACGCAAAAAGCGTATTAAGCAACGTCAGCAAATGGCTCAACAAAATTCTCAGATGCAAGCTCAAGCTAATCAGCAAACCGCGCAAGTCACAGCTCAGTTAGAGGCTCAGAAGATGCAAATGGAAGCTCAACTAGAATCACAGAAAGCTCAGATAGAGGCACAAGTAAAAGCCCAGTTGCTAGAGGTAGAGTATGGATATAAAATGGAGCTTGAGAAAATTAAGTCTCAAACCCGTGATACTAACCTTGAACGTCAGTATGGATTTCAACAAAGCGCCGAAGACAAGCGTGAAAAAGCTAAAGACGAGCGCATAAAAAAACAAGCGGTTGAACAGTCAAAACTAGTTTCTCAGCGTCAAGGAAAAAGAGGTGAGTTAACGGAAGAACAAAGTGAAGACTTGCTTTCGCAACTATTTGATAACCAGTAAATTAGTA